TTGCCAAGACTGGAGTTATCGATACGAATAAACTCCATACTTACAAGTATAATGACGATATCTTCCGTCGTTTGACCACTATCCCTAAGGGTAAGAACCACGGTTTTGTGATGTTCATTGACTGGTCTGGTTCAATGCATTACAATCTGCTGGAAACTTTGAAGCAAACCTTTTCGCTTGCCTTGTTCTGTAAGCAAATCGGTGTTCCGTTCGAACTTTATGCTTTCAAGGATTACAATGCGGACTCGCCGTTCTCTTACATTGGTAAGACGAATGTTATCCGTGGTGAACGTGTCGTCCTGCGTAACTTTCTTTCCTCCCGTATGAATACAGAGGAAATGAATTTTGCAATGGGTGTCCTTTGGGCTGCTGGTTGTCATTACCATATCAATTCTGATGGTATGGGTGGCACGCCGTTGAATGATGCCATTATGATTGCTCCTAAGGTTGTTCGTGACTTTACTGTCCGTAACAAACTAGAAATCACTAATGTCATCTTCCTCACCGACGGTGAGTCCAACGGTTCTGCTGGTGTTGAAAACGATACCACTCCTCGCACACCTGTTCGTGGTCAGAATAGTCGGTACTTTTATGTGGATCCTAATACGAATAAAACGTATGACTGGTATCCTTATAACTGGAGTCAGACTCGTGACAACACCAATACGTTGCTGCGTATCCTGAAAGACAGCACCGGTTGCAATCTGGTTGGTTTCTTTCTTTATGAACGTTCCAATTTCAAGATTGTTGACCGTGACTTCAACGTGTCGAGCGGTAACTATGAGGCCTATGAAAAGGCCCGTAAGTTCTGGTCTGCTAACAAGTTCTATCCTGTCAAGAGTGCCGGGTATGATGAATATTATATCATCGATACACCGTCCATGAAGGACACGACCAATGATTTGGCCATCGACAATAGCGGTGATAAGAAAATGACCGTCAAAAAGATGGCTTCGGCATTCTCCAAGTTTGCCGCTAAGAAATCCGTAAATCGTGTCCTTCTCCGCCAGTTTGTGGAACGGATTGCTGGCCAGTCCAAAAAGGTTGCGTAAAATCAGTGGTTTACGGAGGGTTGACAAGTGACCCTCCGTATGCTATACTCCGTATATAATGATGATCGTGAAAGGAAAGTCTATGTCTAAGCGGATTGATCGTACCGAGTTCCTTGACAAGGTGCGTTTTGAGTTTGGTGCTATTCGTGAAATTACCCGTCCTCAGGTCCTTGAGATTTGCGAAAAGTATAATCTCGACCGTCCTAACTGGATTTTGAATGACGTTTCCCGTCGTATTGGTCGTGGTGTTTATGCTTTGATTGAAAACGGTTCTACACCTGCCGCTAAGGTTCAAGATGCAAAACGTGCCGTTATGAAACCTTTTCCTGATTTGGCACCTAAAGAGTCCGCCGTTGCTGTTGCGATGGTCGCTCCGTCTGTCCTTTCTCACAATGCGGAACTGTCTCTGGTTCCTGAGAAGGCTGTTGGTTATGTTCCGTTTGGGAACTTCGCTGACGTTCGCTCCATTATCAAGTCTCGCAAGTTTTATCCTGCTTACATTACTGGTCTTTCTGGTAATGGTAAGACTATGATGGTCGAACAGATTTGCGCTCAAGAAAAGCGTGAATTGGTCCGTACCAATATCACTATTGAAACGGACGAAGATGACCTTATCGGTGGTTTCCGTCTTGTTAATGGTGAGACTGTGTGGCAGGATGGTCCTGTTATCACGGCCATGACCCGTGGTGCTGTCCTTCTGTTGGACGAGGTCGATCTTGGTTCCAATAAGATGATGTGCCTCCAGCCTGTCCTTGAAGGTAAGTCTGTTTATCTCAAAAAGACTAATCGTGTGGTTCACCCTGCACCTGGTTTCAATGTGATTGCGACTGCCAATACCAAGGGTAAAGGTTCTGATGATGGTCGCTTTATCGGTACCAATGTTATGAATGAGGCGTTCCTTGAACGTTTCAGCATTACAATGGAACAGGAATATCCGTCTGCTAAGGTTGAGTCCAAAATCCTCAACAATGTTCTTGGTTCTTCGGGCATTACCAATACCGACTTTGTTGATAAGTTGGTTACTTGGGCAGACGTTATCCGCAAGTCCTTCTATGAAGGTGCTTTGTCCGAGATTATCTCAACCCGCCGTCTCGTCCATATCTGCGAGGCATATGCCATCTTTGGTGAAAACAAGGTCAAGGCCATTGAATTGTGCCTCAACCGCTTTGATGTGGATACAAAGAATGCCTTTATGGAACTATACAAGAAAGTGGACGAAACGGTTGATCCTGTTGCTCCTGTGGAACAGGCGACCCCTAACGTTACGGAAGAAGTAGCGTTTTGAAATGCTCCTGTCCCGGGAACTTGGTTGACAAGTCCGTGACATAACAAGAATACCCGTGTATAATAAAATGGTGTTGGTGGTTATACACGGGTCCTTTCCTTTCATCACCACCAACACCGATAACTTTGAAATGGAGAAATATATTATGGCTACCCCACGCAAGACCCAGATTGAGAAGATTGAAAACGTCCTACTACGCCACACGGCTACGCCAGGTGTCACCGCTGATGCCATTGCCCGCATGGCCCGTGTTCCCCGTGAGACAGTTTCAAAGCGTGTTTCCGATCTGCGTGAATACTACCAGATTTATACCAACTACCGCAATGTTGATGGCAAGCGCACCGCTTTCTACCGCCTTGCAGACACTTACTAATCGTTACTGATTAGAATTGCCAAAGAGGATGGCGCCTATATAATAGTAGGCACCGTCCTCTTTCGTTTATGGAGAACATTATGGAAATAAAAATTTCAACCGAAGAATTGAGATCCAAGAAACTATTTGTCGCCACACCATGCTACGGTGGCCAGTGTTTCGGACTATACGCCAAAGCCTGCTTAGACTTACAAGCGACTGCCATTCAATATGGAATGGAATGTCGCTTTTCGTTTATCTTTAATGAGTCGCTAATCACCCGAGCAAGAAACTATCTGGTTGACGAGTTTCTACGTTCTGGATGCACTCACCTTCTATTCATCGACTCTGATATCCAGTTTAATCCACAGGACATTCTTGCTCTGTTGGCACTGGATCGTGACATCATCGGCGGCCCATATCCTAAGAAGTCAATCAACTGGTCAAACATCGCAAATGCCATCACGAGAAATTCTGTTGTCGATGGCGAGAAGATCAAGTTGAGAGAAGGATTTAATCCAGGTGAACTAGACGGTGTAACAGGTGACTTTGTATTTAACCCAGTACCAGGTACCACCTCTTTCCGTGTAACCGAACCGGTTGAGGTCATGGAGATTGGTACCGGATTTATGATGGTCAAGCGTGAAGTATTTGACAAGTATGCTGAGGAGTTTCCTCACCTTCATTACAAGCCAGATCACATTGGTCAGGCCAACTTTGATGGTTCTCGTTACATTCATGCTTACTTTGATACCGTCATTGATCCAAAGTCTCATCGTTATCTATCTGAGGACTATATGTTCTGTCAGAATGCCCGTGAGATTGGTTTCAAGGTATGGCTATGCCCATGGATGAAAACTACCCACGTTGGTACATACGGATTCCAGGGTGACCTTCCCGCAGTCGCATCATTGAGCGGCAATCTACGATGATAATTGGCCTTGTCGGGTTTATCGGATCCGGCAAGGGCACCGTTGGTGACATATTGGTGAGAAATCACCAATACACCAAGTTTGCTTTTGCTGATGCTCTAAAAGACGCAACGGCCACCATCTTTACATGGCCTCGTGGACTTTTAGAAGGTGATAGTAACGCATCACGGGCCTTCCGTGAACGTGTAGACCCATGGTGGTCAAACAAACTCGGATATGAGGTTACACCTCGTCTTATTCTCCAGAAAATGGGCACCGAAGCATGTCGTAACGGTATTGCAGATAACATCTGGATTGCGGCCTTGGAGAAACGTATTCAGGGATATGATGATGTGGTTATCTCCGACTGTCGTTTCCCGAATGAGATTGACTTTATTCGGAGTGCCGGCGGCGTGATTATCCGAGTCAAAAGAGGTGAAGATCCTTCACACGAAGAAATATCCAAGATGCACATATCCGAAACGGCGTGGAATGCATTTCCTCCCGACATTACCATTCACAATGATAAAGACATTGACGGATTGAAATCGTGTGTATCAGACCTCTTGACAAACCTCGAAAAAGAATATAAAATGAAACATACACTGTGATACTAAAGGAGTATATAATGAAGTTTAGTGATAAGACCCTTGCCGTTCTCAAGAACTTTGCCTCTATCAATTCTGGTGTGGTCTTCCGCCCAGGTAAGATTCAAAAGACAATGGATGCCAATAAGCAGATCCTTGTTGAGGCAACTCTTGAGGACGACTTCCCTGCCGAGTTTGGTATCTATGACCTGAACAACTTTCTAGGCAATGTTACCTCACTCAAGAATCCTGAGATTGACTTTACCAAAGAACATGCCATCCTTAAAGAAGGTGACTTTACGATTACCTATATGGCCTGTTCACCAAACCTAATCATCACACCGCCAAACAAGGAACTGGTTCTAAAGTCGGTTGATGTTAAGTTCGATCTATCCAATTCAAACTTTTCTCGTCTACTCAAGGTCGCCAATATGAACACCTTGACACACATTTCACTTGTTGGTGAGAATGGTTCCCTTCTACTCAAGGTCTATGACCCTGCAAACGATACCTCCAATCATGGTGCATCACGCCTTGGTGATTATGCTGGTAATGATTTTAAGGTCACATTCAAGACCGAGAACCTAAAACTCCTACCAGATGACTATGAAGTCCAGCTGCAGATTGGCACCTTTGCTCAGTTTGTTAACAAGGACGGCAACCTCAAGTATTTCGTTTCGCAAGAGGCAAAGTAATGGATAAAATTCTTATTGGGTTGTTATTCTTGTGGGTTCTTACAATAGCAGCAGACATAGGATTAACGCAACATCTTGAAAAGAAATGTAAAGATGCTGGCGGTGTTTATGCTACACCGTCGGTATGTATCAATCCTTCAGCAATTATCGAGGTGAACTAATGAGTATTGAACTTCTATTGAAGATGATCCTACAGGAACTATCAGAGCGTCGTAATATGACAGCATGTGAAAAGCATTGCGGAATTGGATGGGGTGGACTATGAGTATGATTGGACATAATCAGCAGCAGCGTTCGGTACAGGGTCTTACAGATGAAGATCGTAAGTTGTTCCGCAAGGCCATTATGGAGATGAATGACTCCATGACCCGCATTGCTGCCGAACGTGAATTGATGAAAGAGATTGTCAATGAAAACTGTGACAAGTTAGGTGTTGACAAGAAACTCTTTCGTCGTATGGCAAAGGCCTATTTCAAGGCAAACTTCAAGGACGAGGTTCAGGAGAACACCGACTTTGAGGAGTTCTATTCAACTGTAATTGAAAAGACGGCACCTTAATGGAAGAATTTTTGTTTGTGGAGAAATACCGTCCTCATAAGATCGAGGACTGTATTTTACCTGAACGCCTTAAAGCGGTGTTTCAGGAGTATGTGAAGAATGGTGACATCCCTAACCTGATGCTCACCGGCCCTGCGGGTTGTGGTAAGACCACAGTTGCCAAGGCGATGTGTGAGGAGATTGGTCTAAACCATATCTTCATTAACTCGTCCGAGGAACGTGGTATCGATATGCTTCGTAACCGTATCAAAGGTTATGCCTCGACTATATCTCTAACAGGTGGTCGTAAGGTTATCATCCTTGACGAAGCAGACTATCTAACCCCTGAGGCACAGGCAGGCCTGCGTGGAGCGATTGAGGAGTTTTCTAATAACTGTTCTTTCATCTTCACCTGTAACTTTAAAGCCCGCCTTATGGATGCTCTACATTCTCGTTCCGCCGTTGTGGACTTTACACTGAAAGGTGATGAAAAGTCCAAGATGGCGGCGCAGATGTTTAAGCGTCTAACCAACATTTGCTCACAGGAGGGTATTGAATATGATAAGCAAGTATTGGCAAAGATCGTTGAACGTTATTTCCCAGATTATCGTCGGACTCTTAACGAGTTACAAAGGTATTCTACTGGTGGAAGCATTAACGCTGGTGTTCTTGCTCAAGTTGACAGCGTAAAGAAACTTGAGGAATTGGTGAGTGCCCTTCGTAGCAAGGACTTTACCCGTATGCGTAAGTGGGTTGTCACCAATTCTGATGTTGATCCTGCCCGTATCTATCGTGATATCTATGATGGGTTGACGGAGTTTCTAAAACCTGATAGTGTACCATATGCTGTTGTTACTATCGGTAAGTATCAGTATCAGGATGCCTTTGTGGCCGATCATGAGATTAATCTAGTAGCATGTCTTACCGAGATTATGGTGGAGTGTGAGACTAAGTGAGTGACCTATTCAAAGACATTATCCCTTCGATCCTCCAGAGCAAGAAAGATG